GCCATCATAACGACCAATTAAACTATTGTCTTTGTAAATAAATATAGCTGGTACTGATTTTATTTGATTTCTTATAGATGGTTTCTGGTCCTCTAATAATGCTTTTACAACTTTAGCACCTTTTATCTTATATAAATCCTTATAATCATTTTTGGAGTTCCAGGCACTATTGATATGCAATATTGTATAATCTTGGGCATTAACTTTTGCAAATGCAAAGAATACAATTAGGACAATTAATTTTCTCATTTTTGTATGATTTCATATAACTTCTCATCTATTTTATCTAGTTTCTCTGAATTACTATTGACTTTTTCTTCAATACTAATTATGCTCGACCTCACCAATTCATCCTTTAGGTCAAACTCAGTTCTACTTAATTCTGGTTTTGGTAATTCTTTTGCTAGTTCGATTTCAGAATTTAGTGTGAAATACATGGCAGCTAAAGAAACAGCACCCCCCACAATTATACCTAATGTTTTTAAATCCAACTTAACTTCTGTTTCCTCACTTAATTTTTGTGCCATAATTTATTTTTTAACTTGTTTTTTGTACTCTATTTGATATTTCAACAATGCCTCTAAAATAAGTGTGGTCAGATTCATCCTCTTGTACATAATTCACACTTTCTAATTTTGATGTGTAAACAGAAAAATCATTTGCACTTAAATCAAAAAAATTGTTTTTTTTCACCAACAAAGATACAACAGAATTTACTAATAGGTTGGCATCCAAATCACCACCCACATCTGAATCAAATCTGGTCACACATTCAATCCTAGTTATACATTCAATTATATAATCATCTTGGTTTATATCCACATCATTTGTACTTAAAGAATAAATCCAAATGTAAGGATATGATGCGGTTTCAGGCACTCTATTATATACTGGCACATTAGAACTATTTAATGAAACATTACCATTTAATGCGGTATATATTTTTGCTCTTAAATAATGGATTGCCTCATTCATTTATATAACTTTTTAAGTTTTCGGTTTATGTCAATATTAATTGTTTTTATCTCTTCTCTAATTGAATTATAAAAATATGGTTTTGCCTTTTGTCTTTGAGTTCCAAATTCTACATAACCAGCATATTGCATATCTGCTTTTATAATTATATTTTGTTTATTGCCATCAACACCAATAGACCTCCTAAGGTCACCAGTTTTTACAGGCACTCTTGTTTTAGCTTTTCTGACTATCCTGGATGCACCATCTTGCATAGTAGTATAAAAGTCATCTCTAGCAAACTTTTTTAAACTAGCTGTAAGGCTGTTAAATCTTTTAACATCTGAGTTTCTTAATTGTGCTGAAAATTGTGCCATTAGGGTTCTAGAGTTCCAATTATTTTAGTGTATTCATCATTATTTAAGATGTGGTAAAAATTATTAACTCTGTAATAACCAGCACCATCTACTTTAAATTTTTTACCAATTCCAGTATTGAAATCCTTTCTCCTTACAGTCACCTCAATTTCTCTATAATAATTTCTTTTACCATCTTGAGTTTTCATCTCACCACTTTGTTCAACAGCATGTCCCCAGATTTGACCATCACTTGCAACACCAGATGATGTAAAACCACCATAACCATCAGCAACTTTAGATGGTGTATAAAACTCAATCCTGTTTCTCATTCTGCCTGGATTCATTATATAAACATATTTTTATAAGAATTTAAAATATCTTTAACAGATGTTGGCACTTTATTGACTGCCTTACCAATCTCATAATCATGTCTGTTGTCATAAAGAGTTGATGCTAATTGTAATATTGCATGCTCTAATAATTCATCATCTAGTCCGCTAGTTACATAAGTTATTTTGACTTTTTCAGCTGGACCATCTAGGTCAATAGTTTCATTATCTAAACCCTCCATAGTGTAATCAGTAACCGCTGTGCCATCAACTGTAACTGATGAAATACTTGCAATAGGACCAAAAGGAATATCAAATATGCCATTGGTTTCATCTACATAATAGGTTCTATTCTTAGCAACAATATCTCTAGATATATAATTCTCACACCAGATTCTAGCTTGAATTAAAATTTTACCAATCATAGTGTCATCATCACTATAATTAATTCTAGCATAATCTTTAAATTCTGAGGCTGTGACAATCTCAGAACCAGTAGTTGAATTAATCTTTATTTGCCTCATCTTTTGTTTCTTTAGAATCTATTTTTAATTCTTTAGTTTCTATTTTTTCTTTAAATTCCTTTTTTGCTTTTGGCTTAGATTTACCAGGAATCTCACCAATGCCCTCACTAATATATTTGTCTAAATGTCTTTCTTGAATTTCAACAATTTCACCAGCTGGAATTACATGATGTTTACCATTTTGTAAATCTTTGAGCAATTTAACTTTGACTATTTTACTCATAATATAAATTTATTGTAAAGATAAAAAAAAAGTGCCACTAGCATTTTATCTAATGGCACTCGCAAAAACATTTATGAAATACACTCAAAGTTATTAAAATTATCTTTAAGTTTTCCATTGATATTTACTTTCATTGATTTTTGACCCTCATTTTTAATTATAAAAAAACCCTGATACTCTTCATGCCATATAGCAAAAAAATCAACCATTTGTGTGCTATAACTTTGGTGTCCAACTCTTCTTAAAGTTATTTGCATGACACCGCCATCATGTTTATACCTGTCTTTACCCATGTACTTAATTTGGAATTTAAACAGCTTACCCTCTTTTTCTAAAATGCAATCGTATTTACTTGCATCCAACAATGGCATTGAAACATTGAATCCATGCTTCATGGCTGTTGTTGCAAAAAGGTACTCAGCGAAGCAACCTTTTTGGTTAGGTGTCATGATATAAAGTTACTAAAAAAAAAGGGGTCAATTTCTGACCCCTAATTATAGAACAACTAATCAACTAAATAACACTAAGAAATAGTGTTTCTTTTAACAGTTTCCTGTATCTCTTTAAGTTTTGTTAAGATAAACATTTTTTTAATAGCTGGCAATCTACTCCATTCATCCTCACCAATGAATGCATAAACAAAATGTTCATAATCATCTAGAATCTCTGCCATAATATAATACAGATGTGCCTAGTATAACAAAAACTAATGCGGTTAATAAATCATTTAGAATCAATGTGGACCTTATAGATAATAGTAGTAAAACCACACCTAAATATGGTGATATTTTTTTACCTGGACTTTGCATCTAATGTAGGTTTGTTTTGTTTGCTTAGAGTTTTAGATTCTCTAAGTTTTCTAAATTGTCTGTTCACTTTAATCGTGTGTAATAATCTGGTTCTAGCACTCATAATATTTATCTCTATGTAGTTCTATAACTTCTTTCTTGATTGATTCAATTACATGCTTTGCAAGTAATTCATGCATCTCAATATTCTCAACTTCAATACTTTCAATGTCAATGTCACCGCCTGGTGCAAATTCATCATTTTGGAAATAAGAGTATTTGACTACAATATCATAATCATCATACTCTATAAATGCTAAGTGTGTTTTTGTTTTAATCATAATTTAAAAGTCAATCATTAGTATTAATGCACACCCCCAAATAAACATGAGGATGAGTGCATCAGTTAAAAGTTTTTTAATCCTGTTTTTCATAATTTTAATTTAAAAAGGGGGTTTTTACACCCCCTATTAATGTTAGAAATTTTGTTCTGGAAATCTGATAAAATCAAATTCACTATTACAGCTTGTCCAAGTAGGAATAATAATTTCTGATGACCATTCGCCTGTTTGTGGGTGATAGCCCATACCATGACTAACTTCACCCTCAAAGATTAAACCCTTTTTAAACAAACTAGACAACACTCCTTTGTCTTGATTTGTTAAAGTTCCATCATATCTATCAAATTCTGAATATCCAAAAGCAACACCACTACCTTCACTCCCGAAAATTCTATATAGCATTTTTGCTTCAAGTTTTGTAATGTTAACTTTTTTTGGATTTGTTTCTTCAATTGATTCACCTTGATAAACCATAATGTAATCTCTTGTTAAGATTTCAGATAAATTTTTTACTTTATTCATAATAATGTTATTTAGTTATGCTAATATATAAACAATATTTTAAATAACAAAATATATTTTAAAAAACTTAATATTTTTTTAGTTTACAGATATAAAAAAACCTTACAAATGTAGAGTTGATTACTCATTTAATCTAGACCCCTAGACCACTTATAAGGTTTTTTATTCAGGTGGATATGTAAATGTCCCCATTTACGCCTGTTAGGAATGCCGCCCTCGCTAACAACATTCTTTATTTTAAATATTTTAAAAAAAACTAAGTGAGGTGGCATCTTAGGAATTTAAACTTTGTACTTCAGTTTACGACTATTGTTAGTTAGTCACTTTTCCTTGCCGCTAACAAACAGCTTATTGTGTTATGCTCTTTAAATGTTTTTTATTACATATCCTTTGCTGATGTAAGTTGTCTTATTGTTTTATTTAAGCTATCGTACTTTTGACTATTACTCTTTGAGCAACTGGCTCGTTAATTCCAGACCATCTTAAAACCACTCTTCAAACTTTCAGGCACTCTTTCAGCCTGTTTCACACCTTTGTTTTTTAACTCTCATTTTTTTCAATGAGTAGCAATTTTCCTTAGTTTTTTGTTTTCAGTATTTTAATGAACGTTGTAATTATTAATCAATTACAGTACAAACATATAAAGTATTTTTTAAAAAACAAAATATATTTTAAATTATTTTACATTTTTTTTGTTCTACCTCTGTAAAAAAAAATAAAAAAAGGGGAAAATTAATTCCCCTTAATTATTAAAAAACAATAAAAACCCTATTACTATGGAGTTTCTAGTGCTGTAATAGCTGTGCTAAATGTACCATCAATAATACCTAATGGTAAGTAAGTAGCAAGTGCTACTCTTTCTTGACATCTAACAGTAACGAAACCATCTCTAATGTTCGTTCCATCTTCTCTATGGAATGATACAGAAAGATTTTCTCTAATCCATAATTGACAAGAATTAAAGTCACCAACTAAGAATGTCCCAGCATTAACTTCATTATTGATAATTACAGGCACACCCATAAATGATGGCTGTAAACCAGCATATACTTGGTCTTTTAAATATCTTGACTGGCTATCCTTTAATAATAGGATTTTATGAAAGTCAGTTGGATTTAAAAGAATGTAGTTTGGTTTGTAGTTAGACAATGCTAACTGGTTGATTGCAGCAACAAGAACATCAAACTCATTTGCACTATCAACTGATTGATAAAATGCACCTGATGATGATGTATCAAAGTTAGTGCCTGAATTGTATAAACCATTTAGATTTGGTGATGAACCATTACCTCCTAAGATTTGGTCATCCTCAACTTCTAATAATTTAGCTGGTACTCTATTTGAAATATAGCTTGTAAGTTGAGCAGTATCAGCCAACATTTCCTCAGAAATTCTAAGGTATGTACCGATTTTCTCAACATTTACAGATGTTGCAGTCATATCGAAATCTGTTTGTCCAAGAGTTGCACCCTCAGCAGCAGCAGCAGCACCATTAGAGAATCCTGATTCTTTTACGAATCTAACAACATCTGAACCAGTCGAACCATTAGGAATGATTTGTCTCATGTTCTGTGGTCTGTTAGGGTCGAATTTAAATCCTGGTACTCTATCAGCTGGTACAACTTCACCTGAATAATCAGCATTCATTGTCATATCTGCTTTGATTTCAAATGCAGCCGCATTTGTATTACCCTTTACTAAATTGTCAATAGCACCCTCATTTAATGCTTTTACCAAGTTAGTTTTGAAATTTTTAGATTCATTCTTTTTCTCAAACATTTTTTTGTTTTCAACTTCGAATGCATCAAATCTTTCGTTA